CGTCAACAAGATCAACCTTGGCATTTGGAACTTCGATGTTATGCTCAAGGAAGAGCGAACGAAGACCCTCAATAAACTGCTCGGCAACTTCTGTACGGATGCCCTTCTCAACAGCGAGGCGGTTCTCGGTCATCCACTCTTCAATGACATAGGAGAGATACGAATCCAATTGCTCGGTCAACTCGTTCTTGATCTGCTCCTGTGCAGCCATCAAGCGAGTCTCAAACTCGGTCTCAAGTTCTTCTGCAATGTTTTCAATCCGCTCATTTACAGCGGTTTCAAAGATGGTAGAAGCCTTGGTCTTGAAGTCTTCGCTCAACTCTTCACCATTGAACATTGCGTCCATGTGAATAGCGAGGTCTTCCTTTGCCATGCGCTTCTTGTCAACGGTTGCCTTCTGCTTGGTTGCAGAGTCGGCATCACCCGCAGCAGCACCAACTTCAACTGGCTCTGGGATGATTGCACCCTTACCGGTGCCGTCCTGATAGAGACCCTTGTACTTGGCAGTCTCCTTTGGAAGAGTGACATTGCCAGCGGAGGGTTGCTGCATCTGCTTCTTGGCAGTTACATTTGCCTTCTGCTTTGCGGCTGTGTCGCTCTCTTCGGCAACGGTCTCTTCTTCAGTATCGGTGGTATCTTCGTCATTATCAAGGATTTCCTCTTCTAGGATTTCCTCTACTTCGTTGTTCTTGAATGAGTCCATGAACTCTCTCCTATTTTAGTGAGGGTGCTTGTTATTTATGCTTTTCTCAAAGTCCGCGTAGGAACTTATTAAAAGCGTTCATCTTGGCTTCCTCAAGGTGTCTTGAGGAGGTTTTACGGATGTCTTTCTGAATTTGCTCAATGTCTTTTTCAACCAAACGACCGCTTTCCCAGATCCATTCCTTGCCTTCCATGATTCCACGGACAAAGGCTTCAGGAGCAGATGGGTCGGCTACGATATCGGCGGCTGTGGCTAGTTGGAAGTCATCCTTAACGACATTTACGCCGTTACGCTCCTCCAAGGAACCCATTCCACGGCTAGAAACGCCCAATTTGGCTCCCTCGTCAATGAGGTTTTTAACAATCTTGCCATATGGGGTATCCATGATCTTGGCGCGACCAATGAAATTTGAACCTTCTTGGCGAAGATCGGTGATCATATGGCTTACACGCTCAAGATTGATAGTTGGACCTTCGGGGTGACCGAGTTCACCAAAGGCTCTCTTCTGCTTTACGAAGTTGTCGTTATAGCGGAAGACCTCCTTTTGCAGGGTCTCCATAGGGTATCTACGCTTGTTGCGATTGGTGATATTCCCTTGAAGGAAGATGCCTTCAATGAAATAGTTCTTCTGACCAGGAGCAGGCTCCTCTGTCAGGACTTGGATATTCTCGTTGAGATCACAGAACAGTTTCATTAGGGTCTCCGTGTTAGATTAGAAGGGAACAAATTCCAAATATGCAGTTACAATTGTTCCAGTAGTGGGAACTTCAACTCTAAATGTTCCATCGGCAGGAGATACTGCGTTGTTTGGAAGAGTCATTCTTTCAAAGTCAATTGTGCCTGAATTGTTGCCAGCAAGCATAAATGCAGTTCCACCAGTTGCGCCAAATCGGAGAAGAACACCTGCACTTCCGCTGATACCATATACAATTTTTGAAAGACTTGCAGACGAATTATTGATTCGTGCATCTATGTTTGCGGCATCAAATGCAGAGTTCGTGATACCAAATGAAATAGTTCCACTAGTATCGCCATAAACTCCAACAACACAACGATTTCTTGTTTGTACAAGATAGGTTGATGAATTAGCCATTATTCAGTCTCCTTTAATTGATCAAGGCAGAACTGAATTGCTGCCTCATGCGTTTTTCTGTTTTCAATTATCATTGTTCGCAGAGCAACTTGATTTTCTTCTGAAAGTGCATCATGCGTTGCAATGACTGCGTGTGCGTGTGTAGGTGACAGACGAATAACATCTCCATCCATTAGGCGAATTGTTTTGCCTGTTCCTACTGCGGTTTCCGCAAGAGTCTTTATGATCTTTGCGGTTGTTTCCATCAACTGATAGTTCTCGTTCAATCTCTTGATGTTGTTGCGAACGACATCAACAGTATCTGCATGGCACTCTACGGAAAGTTTGAATTCAGAAGTAGAGGGAACTGTGCGTAGATGAATTCCACCAATGTGACAGCAAAGATAGTTTACGGCTTCGTCTAGCCGTTCCTTGCTCTTGAACTTGTAAATGATTGTTGGCATTTATCCTTTGTAGTTCTTTTTGATGTATGCAAAGAAACGCTTCTTTTGATCATCGGACTTGAGATCTGAAGGAGCAGAGATGTTGAACTTCTTCATTGCAGCCTTGAAGAAACGCTCGTATTCTGCTTTATCGCCTTCCTTGAAAGTCATGTTCTCTTTATTGAACATATCCTTGAACTCGTCAAGAACACCTTCAGTCACGCTCTTTGGCATGAAAGGATGAACAGGCTTGCCGGTGTCGTATGGCTCTGGTACAAATGCACCCTTGCCTGTACCATCTTGATAAAGACCGTCATACTTGTTCTTCCCGTTCTTTTGCTCTTCTTGCATTTTCTCCATGCGCTCCATACGAGCCTTGCGATATTGCTCAAGACGAGACAGAGTATTTCGTACCAAACGAGTACGACCATCTAGATCTACTTTTTCAATTAAATCGTTTTGCAACTCTACTGATTCCTTCTTTGTATCAGGAAGTATAGGAGTCTTCTTTGCAGTCATCTCAATGTACTGCTTGGACATTTCTACTGCCGATTCCATGCCTGGAAAGAAGTTCCATCTTGTACCATCAATGTAGACACGAATAGGACGCGAAAGACCAAGACCTACTTGCTTGAGTTCAACAATCTTTCCTTCGTGCTGAAATGTCTTGACAAGGAATTCCTTTTCAATGGTTGGATTCAGTCCACCATCTGCATCTTTACGAATTTCAAATCCACCTGGAACGGGCTTGAGTGATGCAATATCAACGCTGTTGTCCATGACAGCATCAATCTGCCTTTGCATGGTGTCAAGTTCAGCCTTACCAAGAACATTTCTCTTAATCTCTACTGCATCAGCCTTTGCTTTGTTTGCAGCCACAAAAGACTTTGCCTTGGCTAGATCTGCCTTTGCCTTTAATTGGGCAGTCTTACCATCAACAACAGGTGCAGCGGCTTCGCTTTTTGTCTTGATTGTCTTTGAAGAAGGTGGTGGAAGAAGTGTGTTGCCATTCTTTTTCTTTACACCAACCACGGGAGGAGCAGTAGGAGCAAGAATGTTTGCTTCAGAAACAGTTTGCTCATTTTCTCCTAGGATCTCGGTAGCAACAGCCTGACGGCGTGAATCCAATGCAGCATATAGACGGCTAGCAAGTTCTTGTGATAGAACAGACTTGAAAGAAATTGCATCTCTGTCGTTGACCGAATCTATTGCATTTGAAAGATTGTTGCGTTCCATATTTGATCCTTATTCTGATTAAGAACCCGTAGATGGGTACATACCCAAATTGCGTTCCTTCGTCATCTGTTCGTCCATTTCTCGGATTTCGTTTTCAGTCATATTGAGGACTTGAGTACGAATCCAATAGTGGGAATAGTACTTACCTATGTATTTTTCAAGATCATTCAGTTCTGCACTCCGCTGCTTGCGAAGTTCAGCATTCTTGGTTTCAACATAGTACGAGTCCTTGAGATAGTCCAAGAACATGACTTCCTTGATTGCATTCCATTCATCCTGCGTAATAATCTTCTTGAGAAGAATTTGCTTGCGGAGAAGATCAAAAATCAGTTCGTTGAACTTGGAGCGAAGACGAGTGATGAACTTTGAGAATTTCAATTCATCGCGGTTGATCTCTGACGAGCGACCCAAGGCGATGCCTTTATCCTGTTCCAAACGGCTTACAGGTACATTCAGGGCGCGATACAACTTCTTTTGGAAGTAGACGATATCCGCCAATTCACCAAGATTCTGTGCGCCCGATAGGGTGCTGATTTCAGTTCCCTTTGAACCTTCGCGGCGAGGTAGCCAGTAGTCCTCAAGCATGGACATGAACTTACGGTCATCGCGGATTTCGCCAGTCTGTGCATCGTAGACCAACTTGTTGCGATACCGATTCATAATATCCTTGACATAGGCTTCTGCCTTGGTCTTTGGGAGGTTACCTACATCGATATAGAAAATGCGGCGTTCAGGTGCGCGAGAGATGCGGTAGATGACCACGGCATCTTCCATCATGCGTAGTTGGTTCAGCGGTTTGATAGCCTTGTGCATGAAACCAACAGTACGGCGATAGCGGCTATCAAACAGACCCGATGAGCAGAAGGCAATAGCATCATCACTAATCTTGATGCCTTGAGCCGAACCTACTCTTGGGTTGTCTTTGTTATACAGATAAAAGTCACGGAATCCCGTGATGATCTTGTTACCATCGGGACGGGTTTCTTTCTTGAACTCGCGGATCTTTTGAATGTTCAGCGGATCGACATAGCGAAGTTCAAGGATTCCCTTCTCTGGCTTCTCTTCGTCCACAATGATATGGAAGTAGACCTTTCCATCAACATACCAACGGCGAAATACTTCATAGCCGCGAGTATCAAAAGACAGAAGACGAAGAACATTCTTAAATTCTTCTTCAATCTTGTGTTTGATCTTTGGACTCAATGTATTGTCATTTGTGAAGGACATCTTGACCGGCATCTTGCCTGGCTCTGTAACAATTGCTTCATTCACAATATCATCAACAGCAATTTCACAGATGGGATCCATTGACATTTCACGATACTTTGCAACAAGTTCAAAATCATTGCGTACTGAACCGTCTAGATCCACATACTGTCCGTAAAAGCCACCGGCTTCTACTGGAATAGCACCATCGTCCGTAGTTGGAACTACGAACGACTTGAGTGCCTTAAAATCTGTTTGTTGCTTCTGTGAACGCTCTAACTTGAAGCCGAACAATTCCATGTTTTACACCTCTCTATTGCCTGACCTCAAATCAGGTTGTGGTTCCATCCAAGTTGTAGTACTGATAAGATAGCGATACGCTGAATTCAGAAATTTGATTCTTACTCTCAAAGGCGAGTTCTACTGATCCGATTTCCCTTGGATAGCAACCAATAAACTTGTATGTGCAGATAGGATTACCTTCACGGGTAAGAGGCTGTACTGCCCAATCCATCAAGTACGAGTTGAAGTTGTTTGGACCAACATTGCTCTGATAAGAGTTGATGAGGTTCGACCAAGATTCAAATGCCTTGCGTAGGTTGTAAGAGCCATCATTGTATACCTTCAACGACCAATCTGCGAATGTACGGTCAGCAGCAAACTTCATGGTTCTTCCCAAAAAGTTAGCAGTACCTTCACCAAGGGTAGAAGCAGGAATCTGTGCGCCCTTGCAGAGGAAGGTAATCTGGCTGTTTGCGTTGCCGTTGTTGACTAGACCACCTACTGCGCTGATTGCACCCGCAGCAGCGGTGCCAAAGATCGCTCCTGCGACTCCTGCTGCTGCATTGATTGCACGGGTTCCACCACTTGGGAAAGAACCAGTTACTAGGTAGAGGTTGTCTCTCGCACCACCATTAATAAGGTTCGCTCTGAAAGCGTCTATGCTGAATTGGCTGTATGCCATTTAAGGTCTCCTTTTCCTTATTATTTAGGGGGCGATTAGCCGCCTACTTCGGTGAATGAAACGCCAGTCTTTGTGGCAATGAAGTTGAGTTGGATGAAGTTGATGCTGCGGGCAGGCTTAACATAGATGTCTGCCACGAAGCGGTTACCGTCAATGACTTCAGCCGTGTTGTTGGATTCATCGCACTTCACTAGGAAGTCGGTGATACCACGGCGGCTCTGAACATCACGAAGGAATGGCTCAACCATTGAACGGAACTGTGACCGCGTGAATGCATCGTTGAACTCAAAGAGGCTGTACTTCGCAGCGGTTGCGATTGCCTTTTCAAGGACGATGAACAGACGGCGCACATTGATACGATCAAAGGCAGAGGGCTTGGTCTGTGCGGTCTTGTCGCCATAGAGCAAGGTTCCCTGTCCTGCCATTGTGATGACAGGATTGATGCTGTTCTGATATAGAGTATCGCGGTGTGTCTGCCCTGGATTATAGGCTAGACGG